GTTGCGGCAGGCAAAAAAAGCGGCGAAACGCGCCGCCGACGAGCTGAAAGCCGCCGCGCTGGAAATGATACCGGTGGACTACATAATGCCGCCGGTCAAACCGATGGAGACACTGGCTCGGCTGGGGCCGGAGCTGCTGGAGGCGAAGCTAAATGAGCAGGCAGCGGCAATCAACCACATTATCGCCAATAGAGGCTGGGGCCACTATCCAGCCTCAAGATATAAAGCTCAACTACGTAATCGGCGATGATGGCAGACTGGCTTCGTTCGGCTTCACCGTTCTGGGGCAGCCTGCGGTCAAGAAAAATAACCAAAAGGTCACCTTTCGCGGCGGCCGATCGCGCAAATACAACACGGCTGCCTACAATCGATGGCTGAAGTTAGCCAACGACCAGGTCGAGCTGGCCATCAGTGTGTTTCAAATCCTCGCCTGTCGTGAGTGGAAGACGATTGACTTTCCGTTTAATCTTCGCGCTCGGTTTTTCGTCCGAACTTTCGGCACTGTCGACCTGTCGGCCCTTTACGAGGGGATTCAGGACGTGATGAAAGACAAGAAGATGATTCTCGACGACAACGCTTGGCTTCTCGTCTCTCACGACGGCTCTGGTGTCGCAAAAGATGCCTATAATCCACGGATCGAGCTTCTCCTCACCCGGACTGACCACGCTGAGTGGCGCGGCGAGCCAAATCCGCGTTATAATGGAGGTGCGGGTTAGGTAGCCCCCGCAAAACTCCTACGCAGCACACCGTTTCGGCGGTGTGCTTTTGGGATTATTCGGAATTTCCGAATAATCTCGGAGTTTTCCACAGGTTTACCTCTGATATGGGGTAATTATCGAATAATCTTTCCAGAAACTCTTGACTTTATCGCTCGTGTTTGCTAATATAAGAGTACAATCAATTAAACGAAAGGACTACCAATGATTGGATTCAAAAGTATAAACAATTTTGAGGCCTACATCAAAAGCATTGCCTTGCGCAACGTTGAAAACGGCTTCAAGCGCTTTGCAAAGCAGCACTATGACGAATGCGAGGTCGGTTTTGACGACTTCACTAACAGTTTTAGACTGGTTTACAAGGGATACTTCATTCCGCGTCACTTCACCAACAAGAACGACTTCCAGCGCGCCGAGGAGATGACGTTCCGTAGCGTTATGTCTGAGCAATAGCTCGATTGCCTCGCCGGCGGCATTGTAGCCGGCACAAATTGTAAAAATAACATCAAACAAGGAATAACGAAATGAAAAACTTCACAAAACAACTTCAAAAGAATGACAAATTTATAGCAACGGCTCGCGGCGCTCGCACTATCTGGCGCGTCGGCACGATTGTTGTGCCTGCTGCCGCCTGTGGCTATCTGACGATTCGCTACAATGATATAATTGTTACTGCGCTAGCGGTTCTGCTTGGCCTTTACAGCGTCAGCCAGCTGATCAAGTCGGCTTGGCTTGCGGAGGGCGACGTCGCCAAAAAGTAACTAGCGTGCTTTATGAAAAAAATCGCATTATTGATTTTAGTCGCGGTGCTGTCGGTTACGATTCACTCATTCCGACAGCCAACGCCGCCGGGAACTTCAGCCTCGGCTTCTCATTCCGCTTATAAAACGCTTGCGGACAAAAAGCCGAGCGTTGACCCGTCTGACAAAAAACCAGCCGCCAAAACTGAGCAGAAAAAGGCAGAGCCGGCTGCTCCCGCACCTGCACCTGCGCCTACACCGGAAACGTGCCGATCGGCCATTGCCAAGGTTTGGCCCGCTCATCTGCAGGCCGGAGCTATCACCGTTATGACACATGAAAATCGTACCGAGCTTCCGGCAGCCATCGGTGAGGTCAACTTCGACGGCTCGCGTGACTTCGGGTGCTTCCAGATAAATGACAGGTGGCATCGCGGCTATTTCTCGGGCGGCGACTGGCGCGATCCTGTCTGGGCGGCCACCTACGCACTGCAAATCTACCGCGAGCGCCAGGCTCGCAACGGCAATGGCTGGTCTGCCTGGTATGCCGTCCGCGGCGTTCTCTGGTAAACAAAAACCGAGCCAGGATTATGTGCGAACTGGCTCGGTCAATTTAGGAGATAGATGTTTATTTTTGCGGAGTCTTCGAGGGGGCGTTTCGACTAGCGCCTCCTCTTTTTTAATTCTAGCACAAGAAAGCTGCAGCGGAGGGCTGCAGCTTTGTGGCGTTAGGTTCTAAGCAACCTGTGATACCTGCACTTTTATTTTACAGCATCGCCGAATTTTTGCAAGCCGGTGACTAGGCCGCTGGCGCTCAAACCTGCGACTAATCCGTATGTCCAGTCGTGGTTCGTTAGCAGCGAAAGTCCAACGCCGATTGCTGCTGCTCCTGCGATGATAATCACCGCCTCAAAGTCTCGCTTAAACAGCCGGCGCACCAATTCTGCAAAACCGATAACTGCTGCTGGTATTAAAATTGTGGTGATGAAGTTAGTCATCATGTCAAGTTCTCCTTAAAGTTTACATTTACTTTACATGTTGCTCGCAGATGTCAAGTAAAACGCTTTTTAGTTTACATCTCTCTGATAAATGTCAAGCAAAATTGCTTCCGAGCAGGCATTTCTCAGTATTTTGGATTCTAGCTTCCACTGTTCGCTGGATTACAGCGCCTCGCGGATCTTTCAGCGGCTCACCCGTTTTTGGGTCGTACCACCTGCTCAAGCCTGGGACGCTGTGCGCGTCCACTAGGCATTGCAGGCAATCGTTGTATGTCGAGCCTGCTGGCATCTCTGGCGTGGCCTTGCCAATGTGTAGCGTCACGCAGCCGCAAGCTTTGCATTCGCGAAAATACAGGCTTGATTTGGTGATCGTGATTTTCGACAAGTCTGGTTCCATTATGGCAGCCTCAAGACGTCGCCTGGGTGGATTAGATCCGGGTTCGGCAGATTGTTGATTTGAGCCAGCGTCTGCCAATCCGTGCCGTGTGCGGCCGCTATCGTGCTGAGGTTGTCGCCCCATTGAACCGTCACGGTTCGCTCGGCTGGCGCGCTTCCGCCTGGCACTCGCAGCACTTGGCCTGGATAAATCAGGTTTGGATTCTGAATGCCGTTGATGGCCGCCAGGTAGTGATAGTCAGTGCCGTACTTCGCGGCGATTCCGCTCAGCGTGTCGCCAGATTGAACTGTGTATGTCGGCTGCGGCTCTGGTGCTGGCTGCGGATTAGCGATCGAGCCAGGGAATGGTGCTTCCGATGGAGCTCCTCCTGCATATTTGTCCCACGCTTCAGCGTCGCCATAAAACTCGTTACAGTCGAGGTTTCCGTCCCAGCCGTCAAGTCGGCCGCTCGATGTCCACTGCCACATTGCATAGCCTGACCAGTATTTTACGCTTGGCGGCGTGCCGGCCTGGCTCATGTCGTAGTTGAAGTCGACGGCCATGTCGCGGTACTTCGCCACCCAGAGGCCATAGTCAGCGCCAGCGACGCTACTCCAATCGTGGCTGTTCACCACACTCTCTGACATGTAGATGAGCGGCTTCACGCCGGTTCGCTCTTGCACTCGGTCAAGCCAGCGGCGCGCCCACGCTACGTCGCCAACATTGCCGCCATCTTCCCAGTCAAGAATAAGCATAGCGTGCTTGATGTATCCTTGGATATTGTCGACGAAAAAGTCAGCTTCAGCGATTGCGTCATTGCTGCCGTTTCTCGCAAAGTGGTAGACACCGAGCTTTTTGCCAGCTGCGGCTGCTTGCTGGTAGTGTCCATCGCAGTTTGGGTTGACGTAATTCGTCCCCTCCGTCGCCTTTACGATGACGAAATCTGCCGGGATTTTACCAGCGTCCAAGCCAGCCTGCCAGCTTGATATGTCAATTCCTTTCATTGACTCCCCTTTCTTATTACTTCGCTACAATCGCCGAGCGATTGCGGATAATATTTGCACCAATTCATCAAGCGGTCAATCACCGGATACCACCGCCAAATGACGACCGCTCCAGATAAAATCATCACTATCAGAATTGTCAAAAGTATGCGGGCGATCCATCGCCCGATCGAATGTTTGGTAGCCTTAACTCTCATGCCTCTATGATAGCACGCTCGGTATTCTCACGCTACCGTCGATTAGCTTCATCAAAATAAACAGCATTAAACCAATCACCAATATGACGATTGTGTTTGCTGCCCAATCCTTAAACTTCAGCCGTAATGTGGATACCATCGAAGCGTCTTCTGTCTCGAACCGTTTCTCTAGTGTGTCAAGTCGTTTATTTATCCTGTCGTGATCGGCCGAGTGCTTATCGATATAGTTTGTCAAAATCTCCGGCGTGACAAATTTCATACTAGCCAGTTGTCGCACCAACGAATCGACCGATCCCTCAATTTTGGCTACGGATTTTTTCGTATATTCCATGTCTGTCGACAGAATCGCCACCTTTTTGTCAATCTCATGAAGCAGTGCTTCGCTATCTTTATTTTGCTCATTCATCGAACTAATTTTAGCATTTTATGCCGGCCTCCTGCAATCATCATTACGGTACTATTTATCATACTTCCATGATCGTGCAGCTTATAGAATGATATCGCGGCAGGCTCCATGTGCTTGAGGGGTTTCTCGCAGATACTACTAATTGCCTAACTCCTTTTTTAACGGGGAGAATGACACTTCCAGAGACTGGGAAGTGCGTTGTTGAATTTCGGCAGATCTCTCCGACTGGGTCGCCGTCAGCATAAAGATGAAAATGAACTGTTGCGCCAGGAATATAAACCCTTCCAATGTTAAGATCTACCTTTACCTTTCCCGTATGCGAGAAAAAATCTGGGATGGTAAATATAGTTTTTTGCTCATTTACTCCAGCTCCCAGATCAGCCTGGTCTCTTTCCTCCGAAAAAGTGGATAATTGCAGATAATTTGGAAAGTCTATGTTGTCTGGTGTTCTTGGCGCAAAGTCCTGAGAGACAAACGTTTCGCTTATAGCCAGATTCTCTAGTTTCGTTCCATTGACCATCGCCATTGTCATTGACGTTGTTGTCGAACTAACAACAACCCCATATCTGGTTGTTTTTGGTGAGCCTTGCTTGAATTGAACACGCGTACCGACTGGATAGCGACTTATATCTCCCTCCGGTACCGTTATCACCCCGATTCCATTACTAAAGCTGAGAAATTGCCACAATTCAGCCGTTGTTATCCATCCGTCTGGCACGACACCCGTAAATTTGCCGATTGTGATCGATCGGTTCTGTCCATCACGCACGATCGGTATGATATCGTTAGCTCTCGTGCTTTCTACCGGCTGAAATTGACTTATTTTTTGCTGACCTGGGTTCATTTTGCTGATTCCTTTCGTTAGCTTTATTATATCACTCTGATTCGCGTTCGCGGTTGTCCATATTGCGCTTCAAATCTTGAATTCGCTTCGATAATCTCGGCCGTAGTATGTTGAATTTCAGTTCTGCGGTCTCGAGCTTCTGTGTGATAGCGACAATCTGCATTTCTGGCGCGTCCATTGTCGCGCTGAATCCCTGGTATTGCGTCAGTTCGCCAAGGTGAATGTCCAACGCCTCATATTTTGGCGATGCGAACGTCGCTTCTCCCGAGAATACCGGCTTGCTGCCTCGCTGGATCTCGCCCTCGACCACCAGCTTGACACTGGTCTCATCTTTATAGCGACTGTCGGATAGCTTCTTGAAGCCGCGGCGTATCTCGGCGATACTGCGGTCGTCTCGGCCGGCCACGACGAGTGTTTTGCCGTCTGCTTTTTCGCCGCCGATGAATATCACGTCGTTTACCAGCTCCTCGATAGTCTTGACGAGCTTCGGTGTGCCGATGACGTTTTTGCCGCGTTGCAGCTTTCGCTTCACCGTCGTCGGCCTCGGGTGGGCGTGGACAATATTCTCGGCATAGTCGTAGTAATAGTGCCAGTCGGCCGGCATTGATTTGAACACGGCAGCGATGGCTTCGCTGATCGTCGTCACATCATTAAATCGGATAGTCACTTTGGTGTCGGTATTCTCGATACTGGATTCGGTGTAGCGACAGCGTGCGCCTTGCTTCTGTGCGAAGTCTATCAACTCACGCAAGATGTCGCTTGGATCTTGCGAATAAAAGGCTCGCTTGTAGTCGCCGGGGCTTTCGTAAAGCGAGAACGCCAAATCCCAGCCAAAATCTTGCCAGAACGGATTGTCGTGATAATTGTTGTGTTGCAATCCTTGGCCAGTAGTAAAGCGGCCGCGCCTGTCCACCAGCATCTCTACTGGATATGGGAAGCTATTTTCGTATCGCGAACCACCGCGCGCCGACAACTTTATGATGAAGCGTTTGCCGCTGGTCATTCGTACGCTCTTGTCAAAAGGTATGAATAATTTCTCGTATATGTCACCGGCGACTGGTATTACCACAGCGCCGCTAGCTTCAACTACTCCCGTATTTATATCGCCAGAATAAGATATCAGCTGGGCATATAATGTTGTCATATTTCCACTCAGAAAATCTTGCCTAAATCCTGGAGAACTCACTGAATAAAGCTCAATGCCGGCGACGGTCTTGCTGCCGGTGGTCACCTGTATGGTCTGGATTATTTCGTTGCAGTATCCCCATTGTCTCGAGCCAAATCCAAGCGTCGCCAAGCCGTATGGCTTATGCTGGTAGGCCACCTCCGCTTCAGTCTGTAAATAGATGTTGTTTAGCTCCTGCGAATGGCTGAGGACTGTCGCGGTCACCTGGCTGTCGGTGTTGCCTGCCGATATCTCCCACTGGCTAATGTAGCCGCTAAACAGCGAGCGGCCCTCTGGATAGCCGTCAGTCACTACGATAATCCTTGCGTCCTCGGTGATGATAGTTTTGCCATCTTCAGTTAGCCATGGCAGATACTCACCGTATCGAACGCTGGCGCTGATACTGACGTTGGTGTCGATGTTTGTGCCGCTTCCTAGTCCCGCTGGCGTGGTTATACTTCCTACGATTTTATAACCAAGCTCGGTTAGCATATTTTCATTTATCTCGGTCATGATCTCGGTGACTACGCTGCGCGTTGTCGCGTCGTTTTGAGCTAGCTTCATTGTCATGTGCGAATGCAGCGAGTTGACTTCTGATTGAATGGCTGGCGTGCTGGTCACAGTATCTATCTGGCCGAGGTATGTTCCATCTTTGAGGTAGGCGCTGTATATGACTTCGGCCGCCTTGTTGCTTGGCTGTTTTTGCGAAAGTGTCGCCATCATCTTGATTTCGTTTGTGATATTAAATCGGTGAGTGATATCGGCTTCAATGCCTAGGCGTATGCTAGTAATCTGCATCAACTGGCTTCCGCCGCCGATAGGTTTCGTGTCGCCATCAAATATAAGTAATATTTTCTTTGTAGCAATATCGCTATTCAGTGCCGACAGGTCGAATCCGTCAATGGTCACGCCGTCAGTTGTCGACGTACTGCCTAGAAGCTCATCCCCGATCTTAAACTTAAATGAAAAGCCGACGTTACTGGTCTTTAACTGTTCGGTGGTCACACCCCATTCATCCATTGTGCCTGCCAGTGTAAATTGTGGACTAGAGAAATTGGTGATACTATCGACATAAACATTACCGATTTCCTGTCCGTCAACTCGCAACCTAGCCTCTTTAATATTGGCAAAATTTCCGCCTGGTAGAATCAACGACAAATGAAGTTCGCCAGTCTCCGGCTCAATCTCGGCGTTCTGCCAGGTATAGAAATAGTCGCCGCCTCCGGTGATAGAATACGACCGAGGCTTTTTTGTCTGGAGTTGCGCCATCGACTAGGCCTCCACAATAGTTAGGTTGCCTGGCTGCACCTGCAGTGTTTCAGGAGCCATGACTTCAAGCGGCCATGGCAATGCGTCAAATGCGATCATCTCTCCGCCGGTCTCTGCCGTAAACAATGCCCAATATCTGAAAACGCCGCCCGGCACTTGAATCGCCACGACGCTGTCGTTGGTGGCCGTGCCGTCCTTGTCGTCAATTTTCCAGGAAGACACCTTGCCTCTTTTATAGTTCTCTTTTGGCTCGCTTTTGGTGTCGCCGGCGTAGCTCGGGTGTTTCTCAAGCAAGCCAGCGTAAACGCCGCCGGTTCGCTTCTCGACTTCAATTCCGAGCAGGAACTTCACTGAGCGCTTTCGTTCGTTGTAGGTTTTTGGCATTGCTTCCTCCTATTAGATATATTTTGGATTATAAATGGCTCGCAGTTGGTGGCTTCGCGTGGCAAGGTTATCTTGGTACTCAAGCATTCCCGCTCCGTACTCCCAGCACGGGAACGTGCCGCTGGCTCGCAGCTGCATGCTATTGTGGATAATAGTCTTGGCTTCGCAGTCGACTGTTATCACGTCGCCGGCTTTCAGGTTCGCATTGAATGTTAGGTATTCGCTGCTGTCTGGATTTCCGAGCGTTATTTCTGTGCTGCTGCTGCTGCTGCTGCTAATGATTATAGTAGGTTTTGCTCGATATGTCCCGATATTCTCGACGGAGATGGCACTTGCGGCCGTGCTTATGTTCGTGGTGGCGCTGAAATCAATCAGGCCGACCGACGACCTCGCTGCTGGCGATTCGCATTCCATCTCAAAACTGAAGCCGGCGCGGCTCACATCGAATGATCCGCGGCTGATGTTTAGGTTCGTGGCCACGCCGCTCCAAATTCGATAGCCCTCTGGGAAGTTTGTCGCTAGCTCGATTTTCTGGCCGAATGTCAGCGTTCGCTTCAGCCAGTCGATTAGCCAGTCGCATTCACGCTGGCTCGACGCTGAAACTTGCCCGGCGACAGAGATGGTTCGCCCCGCAAAGTGGCCGCTGTTCAGCAAG